CTAAAGTAGTACTTAGGTTACAACTTAAGTAATTAACTAAAGAAGTAAACAGTAGTAGTTACTACTGTAGTTACTACAGGAGTACTTCAGTAGTACTTCTGTAGTAAAAAAAAGCAGAGACGGCAGTCTATACAGACCACTGCTCCTGTTTGCTTCATTAAGGGAAACAACCTAGTTCAATAAAGTTCGGTAAGGAGGTGACACGGCATCCAAAACTGTGGTATACTATTAGTATGGCCAGTGAGAATCATTGGTCAAAACAAAAGCAAACAACGGAGATTATTCCTATGGCAGCAGCAGCTACTACTATCGAAGGCATTGTAAACTTCAGCAACCTGACTCAACACGACGTGTACAACGGTCAGGACACCGGAGCATTCTCAATGACCATCACTCTGTCCGAAGACGATGCTTCAACACTGGCAGCACAAGGTGTGAAGATCAAGGACTACCAAGGCAACAAACAGCGCAAGTTCAAGTCAAAGTACGACATCAAACGGTTCGACGCTGAGGGTAACCAGTACAACGGAGAAGTACCTTACAATTCTAAGGTGCGCCTGAAGTTCAAGCTGGGTCAGCCTCATCCTGTACACGGTGTTGCGACTTACCTCGAAGCTGTGAAGGTCTTGGAGGAAGCAGAGATGACCGAAGGTGACGCTTCGGACTTCTAAAGATGGCTAAATTCATTAGACATGAGGGTTGTCCGAAGTGTGGTTCTTCGGACTCCCTAGCTATCTATGACGACGACGGCGCACATTGTTTCAGCGCCGGTTGTAACTACCACTACAATGGCCTTACAGGTATGACTACACAAGCAACAAAAGTAACAACTGCGAAACCTCTGAACATGTTTGGAGTCGTAGCAGCAATACCACACAGACGTCTGTCACAGGACACTTGTGGTAAGTTTGGTGTGACTGTGGAGTACTCGACTACAGGCGACATCGTGAGGCACTACTACCCGTACTACAACCTAGACACAGGTGAAGTAGCCTCAGCAAAAGTACGTGAGGTGAAGACCAAGAACTTCCACACTAGCGGTGACGTAACCGGAGTTGGGTTCTTTGGTCAACACCAATGTAAAACAAACAAGTACATCACCATCACTGAAGGTGAGTTGGACGCCTTGGCAGTGTACGAGATGTCAGGCAGACAGTGGGACGTGGTTTCACTTCGGTCCGGGGCTTCTAATGCGGCAAAGGAAGTCAAGGAACAACTGGAGTGGCTTGAGTCCTACGAGAATGTCGTCGTGTGTTTTGACAACGACAAAGCAGGTGACTCTGCAGTAGATCAAGTCAAGGACCTCTTTAGCCCCAACAAGCTCAAGATCGTCAAGCTACCACTCAAGGACGCTGGCGACATGCTCATGGCTAACAGAGTCAAGGACTTTACGCAAGCATGGTGGAATGCCAAGACCTACAGACCCGACGGTATCGTCGCTGGTACGGACACATGGGAAAATTTAGTTGAAAAACGTAATGTCAAGTCGATCCCTTACCCATGGGACGGCCTGAATCACATCACTAGAGGCCATCGTCCCTACGAACTCGTGACCATCACCAGTGGCAGTGGCATGGGTAAGTCTCAATTCATACGTGAGATCGAGTACGACTTACTCAAGCGTTGCGAAGGTAACATTGGTGTCCTAGCGTTGGAAGAGGACTTGTCACGGACGACACTGGGCATCATGTCAGTAGCCGCCAACAGACCTCTACATCTGGAAGAGGACACACCCGTGGAGGACCTCAGACCCTTCTGGGAATCAACCATGGGTACAGGACGGTACTACTTGTTTGACCACTGGGGTTCTACTTCTGCTGACAACCTTCTGGGACGTGTGCGGTACATGGCTAAGGCTCTGGACTGCCGGTTTGTGATCTTGGACCACCTGAGTATCGTTGTTTCTTCTCAGGAGTCCGGTGACGAGCGTAAGGCAATCGACGAGATCATGACTAAACTCAGGACACTCGTGGCAGAGACAGGCATCTGCTTGTTCCTCGTGTCACACCTACGACGTTCACAGGGCAAAGCACATGAAGACGGTGCCCAGATCAGTCTAGGTGAACTCAGAGGGTCACAGGCGATTGCACAACTGTCCGACATAGTTATAGGTATGGAGCGAGATCAGCAACATGAGAACGAAGACATCAGGAACACAACAACAGTACGTGTCCTCAAGAATCGTTACACTGGCGAAACTGGCCCTGCTTGCTACCTTTCTTACGACAGGTCTACCGGTAGGCTGAGTGAAGTACCTAACCCTCACGTTGGAGACGACTTTTGACAAAGCCTAGAGTAATAAGTTGGTTTAGCTGCGGAGCCGCTAGTGCTTATGCAACATATCTAGCTAATAAAGAGTATTCAGATTCTTTTGAGTTTGAGGCTGTTTATTGCGAGGTTGTTGAAGAGCATAGCGACAACAAAAAACTACTAAACCAGTTTTCTGAAATAACAGGGATAGACGTTAAAACCATAATAAACGACAAGTACTCAGGATCTATATATGAGGTGTTTGAGAAAACTAAGTTTATTAAAGGTCCTACCGGGGCACCTTGCACAAGACTTCTAAAAAAACAAGTCAGACAAGAATACCAAAGACCAAAAGATGTTCAAGTATTTGGATACACTGTCGAAGAAGAGGACAGAGCTAATAGGTTCATTGACTCCAACAACGATGTGTATACTTGGTTTGTTCTTTTAGAGAAAGATATAACTAAAAAAGAATGTTTAGAGTTTGTTCAAGATATGGGGATAGACCTTCCTACAATGTACAAGCTAGGCTATTCTAATAACAATTGTGTCGGGTGTGTAAAAGGAGGTATGGGGTATTGGAACGCTATTAGAGTAGACTTCCCAGATTCTTTTAATAGGATGGCTAAACTTGAAAGAAAGCTTGGTCACGCTCTTCTAAAAGATGTTAAAGGTCCTGTGTTTTTGGACGAGCTAGATCCTTTCAGAGGAAACTTTAAAAGGGACATGCCAGCAGACTGTGGATTCTCCTGTGAGTGGAAACAAGAGGAGTTATTTTAATAATGATTTATCTTGATCTTGAGGCCAATGGTTTGACTCCTGACACCATTTGGTGCGTTGTAACCAAGGAAGACGACGCAACACTGGTACATGTGGACCCAGATAGCCTGTCAGAGGCCCTCAGAGGCTCACAGAGCGTCGTTGGGCACAACCTAATAGGATACGACATCCCTGTCCTAGAGCGTCTCTGGGGCGTCTCAGTGGCTTCTGATAGGGTCGTCGATACACTGGTTTTGTCACGTTTGTGTGAGCCTAGCAAGTCAGGAGGACACTCACTGAGGAACTGGGGTAATGAATTAGGGTTCCCAAAGGGTGACCACAGTGACTGGTCGCAGTTGTCACAAGAGATGATTGACTACTGTATCAGAGACGTAGAAGTAACGGAAGCAGTACACCAGAAGTTGATGGAGGAGATGACCTGCTTCTCACCTGCAAGCATTGAGCTAGAGCATAAAGTACAAGTAGCAGTGCAGCAGCAAGAGAAAAACGGTTGGGTTCTGGATCAGTCTTTGGCTAGAGACTTGTGTTCCACATTTAAGGAGAAGATGAATGACATTGAGGAAGAGTTGCAGAAGAAGTTTCCACCTATCATCCACGAAAGATGGTCAGAGAAGACTGGGAAGCGACTCAAGGACAAGGTTGAGGTCTTCAATGTAGGGTCTAGGCAGCAGATTGCGAAGAGGCTTTCGAGCCTTGGGGTTAGCTTTGACAAACTCACGGAGAAGGGTAACCCAATAGTTGATGAAGCAGTCCTAGACACCATTGATCTACCGGAAGCAAAAGTTGTGAGTGAGTACTTGATGCTACAAAAAAGATATGCACAGGTAAACTCATGGCTGGAGCATGTCAAGGAAGACGGTAGAGTCCATGGCAGGGTCATCAGCAACGGAGCAGTCACAGGACGCATGACACACCAGTCACCCAACATGGCCCAAGTACCCGCAAGTCACAGCCCGTACGGACACGAGTGTCGTTCCTGCTGGACTGTGCCTGAAGGTAAGAAGCTAGTGGGTTTCGACGCCAGTGGTCTTGAGTTGCGTATGCTGGCACACTACATGAAGGACGAGGACTATACAAATGAAATCATTAACGGTGATATCCACACAACAAATCAACGACTTGCTGGACTTGAATCAAGAAATCAGGCTAAGACTTTCATCTATGCACTCTTATACGGAGCCGGAGATGAAAAGCTTGGGTCTGTGGCTGGAGGAGGTAGAAAAGCTGGCAAAAACCTTAGAGAATCTTTCCTACATAATCTGCCATCATTCGCAGCTCTTAAGGAGAGAGTTTCAAACGCTTCAGCAAGAGGATACCTCACAGGACTCGACGGAAGGAGACTCCTAGTCAGATCAGAACACTCAGCGTTGAACACGTTGTTGCAAGCAGCAGGAGCTATCGTAATGAAGAAAGCTCTGGTGATCTTGGACGACTACGCAAAGCTATGGAATCTGGACTACAAGATCATAGGGAACATACATGATGAAGTGCAGACAGAAGTAGTAGAGAAAGACGCAGAGAAGTTTGGCTGGTTAGCAGTGGAGTGCCTCAAGGCTGCAGGTATTGAGTTTAACTTGAGGTGTCCTCTGGACGGTGAGTACAAAGTTGGAACAACATGGGCAGAGACACACTAAGGAGTTTTATCATGTCTTATCAAAAAGTAGACGGGAAATACTACAAGGACAACCCCGAAGTTAAGCGTAGGGAAAACGATTTACAGATGTACGTAAACGGTAAATACATCTCTAAGCATCACCCTTTACACAAACCCGGACGCTACAAGAACTTTGAACAAGCAGCCTTCAGCAGCCTAGAGAAGTACGAAAGCAGTGTCGAGGGTCAGGTGTACGTCATTACCAACCCTAACTTCCCTGACTGGGTGAAAGTAGGGATGGCTATTGACGCTGAGGACCGCCTAAATAACTACCAAACTTCTTCACCTTTTAGGGATTATGTGTTACAATATTACTATGATGTAAACAATCGAAGAGAAGCAGAATCACAGGCACACACAGAGCTACAGAAGTCCTACGAACGTAAAGGCGAGTGGTTCAAATGCACACCGGAGGAGGCCAGAGTTGTCGTCTCTAGTACAGCGGAAGAGTACAAATGAAAAGCACTTACAACCTAGTTAGTGACATATATAAACTTGTGGAGTCCAAAGAAGTAGCAGAAGGAGTGGACATTGAAGCATGTATAGACCAGTTCGGTGAAGCCGTGAAGGTACTCATGCGACAAGAGTTCACACAGAAGAGGGACGACTCACGTAAGCTACGTATGTCCAACATAGGGCGTGAGGATCGCTTCCTGTGGAACGTGTACAACGATGTGGACAAAGGTGAAGACATACAGCCACACACGTACGTCAAGTTCCTCTACGGACACATCATTGAAGAACTACTACTGTTCCTCACAAGAGCTGCAGGTCACGAGGTGACAGACGAGCAGAAGAAGTGTGAGGTCAACGGTATCAAAGGGTCCATGGACTGCAGGATTGACGGAGTTGTGACTGACGTGAAGTCTGCGTCCACCTTTGCCTTCAAGAAGTTCAAAGAAGGCACACTGGCTTATGACGATCCTTTTGGGTACGTGGCGCAGATCAAAGGATACGCGCACTCCGAAGGAGAAACTAAGTTTGGTTGGCTGGCAATGGACAAACAGAATGGACACCTGACGTACCTACTGTACGATACAGAGGACACTCAGGCTCCTATCCATGACCTGATTTCTTACGACATTAGGGACAGGATTGAACACATAAAAAAGATGGTAGAGCAGGAGGAGCCACCAGAGGTATGCTACGAACCTATCGCAGATGGAAAGAGTGGCAACCAGAAACTCGCCGTAGGATGTTCTTACTGCTCTTACAAAAAGGAATGTTGGCCTTCGGTCAGAGGGTTCGCATATTCATCAGGTCCACGTTATTTAGTAGAGGTACACAATGAGCCGAAGGTCCAAGAAATCGAAGTTTCGTAGTGTTTTTGAGGAACACACAGCGGAAGTACTGAAGGGTTTTGAGTACGAACCGTTTACGATTCCTTACACAATACACAGAAACTATAGACCTGACTTCGTACACATCGCTAGTAATACACTAGTCGAATGTAAGGGTTTCTTCAGAGAAGGAGACACCAAGAAGTACAAGAGTGTCAGGGACAGTTTGGAAGAAGGTCAGACACTGGTGTTTGTACTCATGAACCCAAACAAGAAGATAAGAAAAGGAGCTACGATGACGATGGCCCAATGGTGCGACAAGGAAGGACTTGCGTGGTACACATTAGACACAGTAGAGGAGTTGATGGAAGATGTCTCTGACTATGGAAGAAATTAAGGAACGACTACTACGGGCTTACGATCCTGACGACTTTCTGGAAAGTTTAGAAATAACTTCGGAGGAACTGCTGGACAGGTTTGAAGACAAGTTAATCAATAGACTAGAAAAGTTTGCAGAGGAGTTAGAAGGTGAAGAGGAGAACGAAGATGAGTATTGACCTAGCGACACCTGAAGAGTGGAACAAGGTCAAAACTTCTGACCCTGTGGAGCAGCCTCCGCACTACAATCAAGGTGGTATTGAGGCTATCGAAGCAATCAAAGCAAGTATGCCTAGAGAAGACTTCCACGGCTACCTCAAAGGTAACGCCATGAAGTACCTGTGGCGCTTTCACTACAAAGGCAAACCCGTAGAGG